GAGTGCTCCGTGTGGGACGCTCAGTATGCCGAACTGAAAGACAAGTGGATGCTCTGGAAGAAGCAGGAGTGCGACCGCATTGCCGCGCTGAAAATCATCATCCCGAAGGACTTGGTAAACCTCTACACGGAATTGCGCGATAAGTACATGTAGAGTGCTACAACATTAGGACAAGGGATAGGGCAGGACTGAGTGCCTGACACGAAACCTGCCCGAGTACCGAACAGGAACAGACGTTTTATTGGTATCGTAAACCAATGCTAAAACGTATGCAATACAAAGTAACGCTGGTTCGAATCCAGCCAAGTCGAAAGACTTGTGGCGGAGTGGCTAAACGCGAGGGTTCTTTGGTAATCCTTTACTTTCAAACATCACATCGTCGGCAAAACCTTTAGTCTAAGAAGCCTCGAAGGGTGGAGACTTTAGTTCACGCTTACGTCGCCGATGATGGTTCACGCTCACGGTATCGCTTACATCCTATTACTGTTTTTGCAAGGTAGTCCCCCAGTCCTATTCAGGAAGAATGGCCGAGTGGTCGAAGGCAACGCACTGCTAACGCGTCGGTCGCCAAAAGCGGCTCGCAGGTTCGAATCCTGCTTCTTCCGCAAGAGTAACCCCCCAACGCATTATTACCCGACATATAGAGGTAGAAAACATATACCTTTTGCCAAAGAAACATATACCTTTTGTCAAAGAAAGGTATAGGTTTCCTGAAAAAAGAAGTATAGGTTGAACAATTAAAACGATACGACAATGAGTAAAGTTAAGTACAGGGTTCGCGAATACAACCCGACGAGTGCCCAGCAGGGCAGCCACAGCTTCTTTGCCGAAGCGGTAATTAACAACGAGATCACCAACACCGAGTTGGCTGAAAAGATTGCCGCTCGTACTGGCGTAAAGGCCTACGAGGTGACAACCGTCATCGCAGCCATCGCTGACATCGTGAGCGAGGAGGTGTTGGAGAGCAACCGCATCAGCCTTGCCGACCACACGGGCACAAAGATGGTCAGCATCTACCCGAAGGTGAACGGCAGCGTGAGTGATGCCGACATCGAGCGCGAGACCACAGCGGCCCACACGGCAGACCCAAGCGTTCCCGTCCGCACCCGTGCCGAGGAGAGCGACCTGACTACCGACCGCCTTAATTGGGTGCTTGGTGCCACGATCGGCGTGAAGTTCAGCAAGCAGTTTGCACTGAGCAAGCAGGCTCAAAAGGTTAAGATGGTAGCAACCGACACTGCCATCCCCAACGACGACGAACCCGCACAAGGTGGTAACTCTGGCGACAACAACGGCGGCAACGGCAATACTCCGGGCGGAGAGCTGGAGGGATAAAGGCTCTACCACAAGCAACCAGATAAGTGACCGCAGACGTGCGGTAAGTCACTCGGAGATTGCGGTCTCCGTACTGGCGACCATGAGAGACAGACCACCACGGCCTGCCTCTCTTTTTTAACAACGAATTACACGAATTACACGAATGACAAGCGAAGTATTCAACACTGACTGCCTCGAATACATGAGGACATTGCCCGACAAGGCGTTTCAGTTGGCTATTGCTGACCCGCCGTATGGGATAGGCGAGGACGGGAAAAGCAACCATAGCCGTGGACTACTCGCCAAGCCGTCGCAGTGGACACCAAAGGAATGGGACAAGCAAGCGATGCCGACAGAGTTCTTCGATGAACTGAGACGTATCTCCAGACATCAAATCGTTTGGGGTGCGAACCACTTCATCAGTCGTATGCCATTCGACGCATCGTGTTGGATTGTGTGGGATAAAGAGAACGGCACGACCGACTTTGCGGACTGCGAATTGGCTTGGACTTCATTCAATACTGCAGTACGACTATTCCGCTTCATGTGGAATGGGATGTTGCAAGGCGATATGAAGCACAAAGAAGAGCGCATCCATCCCACTCAAAAGCCTGTCGCCCTGTACGCATGGCTGCTGAAGAACTATGCCAAGCCTGGCGACCGCATCTTTGACCCGATGATGGGCAGTCAGTCAAGCCGTATCGCAGCCTACAAGATGGGCTTCGACTACGTGGGTTGCGAACTCGACAAGGAATACTTCGACAAGGGCTGCGAGCGGTTTAATCGAGAGTGCAAGGGCGAAATCGTCACCAAAGACGGAAACATCGTCAAGCAGATGTCGCTCTTCGATTTCCAAGAGTAAACCCCCCAACGCATTTCCACCCGACATATAGAGGTAGAAAACATATACCTTTTGCCAAAGAAACATATACCTTTTGCCAAAGAAAGGTATAGGTTTCCTGGAAAAAGAAATATAGGTTGAACAATTAAAACGATACGACAATGAGTAAAGTTAAGTACAGGGTTCGGGAGTACAACCCGACGAGTGCCCAGCAGGGCAGCCACAGCTTCTTTGCCGAAGCAGTAATTAACAACGAAATCACCAACGCCGAGTTGGCTGAAAAGATTGCCGCTCGTACTGGCGTAAAGGCTTACGAGGTGACAACGGTCATCGCAGCCATCGCTGACATTATCAGCGAGGAGGTGTTGGAGAGCAACCGCATTAGCCTGGCGGACCACACGGGCACAAAGATGGTCAGCATCTACCCGAAGGTGAACGGCAGCGTGAGTGATGCCGACATCGAGCGCGAGACGACAGCAGCCCACACGGCAGACCCAAGCGTTCCCGTCCGCACCCGTGCCGAGGAAAGCGACCTGACTACTGACCGCCTTAATTGGGTGCTTGGAGCCACAATCGGCGTGAAGTTCAGCAAGCAGTTTGCACTGAGCAAGCAGGCTCAAAAGGTTAAGATGGTAGCAACCGACACAGCCATCCCCAACGACGACGAACCCGCACAAGGTGGTAACACTGGCGACACTGGCGGCGGCAACCAGCAGGGCGGCGGCAGTCAGGACACGGGCGGGGGGCTGGAGCCGTAATCGGCCATTGAACATTGAACATTGAACATTGAACATTGAGGGCTGGCGCATCGCGTCGGCTCTCTTTTAATTGAAGGAACTATGAAGAGAATTGGAGAGAGTCAGTTGCAACGTATAATCCGCAAGACAGGACGGAAGCCGATACAATGCAAGTGCAAACTATGTCAGCAGCAGTGCCACACACCTTGTCTTGGCACACCGCAGGACATTTTGAAACTGATAAAGGCCGGATATGCCGACCGCCTATCATGGACTGATTGGGCGGCTGGCATCATCATGGGAGTGACCGACCACGTTGTAGGCATGGTGCAAGCCACAGCCGATGGCGACTGGTGTACGTTCTTCCACGACGGACTTTGTGAACTTCACGACAAGGGACTGAAACCGACTGAGGGCAGACTATCGCACCACTCTATGCGGCTCGATAATTGGACTCCGAAGAAGTCTATCAGTTGGAACGTGGCTAAGGAATGGGAAGACGAGGACAATGCGCCCGTTCTGGAAGAGATATTGGACGAACTTAAAAAGCATAAGGAACTATGACAGTACAATTTATCTTTATGACGATAGCATTTGTTATTATGCTCATCGTCGCAATTCTTCAGCAAAGGAGAATCAAGGAACTGAGTAACAAGTATCACGACCTCTATGACAAGGGGTGGAAAGAGTGCTACGGATTCGGAAAGGTGTACCGACGCAAGTACAAGTACATGGTCATCGAAAACGCTGGCGACAATCGCACGATGAACGACACAGCGCAGAAGTATCACGACGATGGGTACGACCTCGACCGAGAGAAATCGACCGACCGCCTGCTGGTGTTCGTGAAGAGTGAAGAAGTTAAAGGTAAATTCGTTGATTGAATAAATTAAACCCAAAAGGAACTATGACAGTAGAAGAAATCAAGGCCAAGCACCAGCCTCGCCAGCTGGAGAACCAAGTGGAGTTTGACGCAATCATGTCGGACATCAATCAGCAGCAGGGGGAACTCAACCGCCCGCTCATCGACCGCAAGATGGAAATCGTGAAGCAGCGCGAACTGCTGAACATCCAGAAGCAGGCCATCAATCAGCAGTTGTCGGCATTGTCGGCAGAGTATCAGGACATCGAGGCAAAGGCAAAGGCCATCAATCGCCCGTTGCACGACCTGAAGCATGAGTGGATTACGCTCAATCCCCGTGAACGTTTCATTAAACCGAAAGAAGACAATGGAGAGCGAACTGAAACGACGTGACCTGAGCGGCATCTTTATCTTCGACACGCTGCCAGGCGACAAGAAACGGAAGCCGACGTGTGTGGAAGATTGCACGCAGGAGAAAAGGCGCGAGTGGTGTCTGACCAAGACGCAGGACTATTTGCGCGAGGTGATCAAGACGGAAGCTGACACGTTCAAAGACCTTTGCAACTATCTGGTGGATGAAAAGTGCGTGACCGATGAGCAGCGCACGGAGTTCTTCTCCATGATAGACAGAGCCGTTGAGCGGTCAAAGTATAATTGGGCGGTGCATGAGTTGGCCGACCAAGTGGACTTCGTTTGCTCAAAGGTGGTGCTGTTGGCTGATGCTTGTGGTGTAACGAAACATAAAGAGGAAGACGATGACGATTGAAGAACTTGAAAAGGTGCCGTTCCACTTCGTATGCAGCGCGGCATGGGAACATGAGCACACGATGACCTACGAAAGTGAGGACGGGCGGCTGGGCTTCTGCGAGCATACAACGAAGCGGAAGAACGGTGACTTTGGCCGTTCTTATCGCCACTACCACATCGACGGCAAGGTGTATAAGACAAAGGAGAAATTCTTGGCGGCACTCGCGGACTTCAACCCCGCCGTCGTGCCCATCAACCGCCGACCCTATCAGAACGTCGTGGCTCGCATGAAGCATGAACAGGAGGCGCGGCCATCGGCAACGGTGGTTGATATGACACCAGACAATAAGTAACAATATGCAAGACTTCGACGAACTTAAACAGATTAAGGCGCAGTGCCTGCGGGACATCACCGAGGCACTGCCCGACTACGTGAACCGACTGAACAGCATCGACGAGCGACTGATGATCTACATCGAGGACGCAATCAGCAACGAGGGGTCGCACGCCAACCTCTATGAGCTGCTGGGCATCCGCAAGGAAATGCGACTGATGGACTCCTACGACCTCGACCCCGAACGGGTGAAGCGGTCGCTGCGGGCCATCGAGGGACAGTGGGCGAATGGGCGACATGTCAAGGGCGGTCTGCGGTTCTCCACCCCTCGCGGCTCGCAGCACGTCCGGCTGATGCCCTTCCAGGCGTGGCTCATCTTCGAGATATACTGCTTCAAGGTGGACGTGAGCATGGAGCGCGAATACCACGAGGGCGACATGCTGCTGCCTACGGAATGGGTGAAGGACGGCGAGGTGTGGGACACGCGACGGCTGACGCAGGAGGCGCACTGGTTCCTCACCCGAAAGAGCGGCAAGACGGAGCTGGGCGGCGCGGTGGACTTCACCGAGGTGGGATTCCTGGGCGACGTGAACGGGCAG